CCTTTCGTAACAGCTCCACCATTATTGTCTCTAAGAGAACCAGCAAAAGTAAAGCTGGAAATATCATTACCTAATTTACCATTACCAGAAATATAGTTAACGGTAACATAATTTGGTTCTTGTAACTTTAGACCAAATGTGCCATCACCAAATAATAACTCATATCTCTCATCTGGTATTTCTTGAATAAAGAAAATTGGTGAAGTTGGCCCAACTTGTACCAAACTATTTGATAAGGTATATTTCCTTTCGATAGTAGAACTTTGTGAATCTCTAACAATTACTCTAATAGTAGAAGTATCAATACCACTATTAGTTAAAATATACTTTTGATTAGGATTTCTAGAACTTACAGTAAAATCCTGACTAATATAAGTTCCTTCATAAATTTTAATATTATCGAAAGTTGCAACTCCATTGGAATTTACATTGACAGTAATATCAGAAGGAATGGAGAAGATATAACTTTCATTACCAAAAGTTTGGTAACTTAAAGCAACAATACCTGATTTAAGAGTTAAAGTAACAGCACTTGTACTGGATACGTCAACACTAAAACTAATATTTGATACAGCAGATTTTTTGGAATGAGGCAAATATCCAATATTACGTGCTAGAGATACCACATTTTCTCTTAATGTGGCACTATCAATAAACACTTCATTAGATACCATATTGGCATTATATGAAGTGATGTAAGTATTATATGCTAGAGTATCAATTATTGTTGAGAGATTAGATCCCTCAAAATCATAATCCGTAAATTTTGAATTAGATTTCAAATAATCCCTAATGGAAGTTTTGATCTGATCAAAATCTAGGTTGCTAAAATTAACTAATGGCATTTACTTATTACCTAGTAGATTCTAATGCGAATGTGAGTGTTTGTTGTGGAACATCAATACCTACAATATTATATCTTATAGTTACGTCAAAACTATGTTCTATTTCATTAGCTAATACATCAACCTTAGTTAACCTAACACGAGGTTCATAGGAAGTAATAGTATATTCGATTTCATCTCTAATAGAAGAAGAAGTCAATCTATCCAAAGATTCAAATAGTAAATTAGAAACATTAGAACCTACTAAAGGTTGAAATGGTTTCTCACCCGGTATAGTATAAACTAAATTACGAATGGAACGTGCAATAGCAGTCTCATTCTTATTATCAATCAGATCATTATTGATAGGATTAGTCAGAAACGAAGCACTTATATCCTTAAATGCTTGACTGATTCTCTCAACGGGCATTGAAAAATGTTACAACAATATCGAGTTATTTATATTATAAAAACTCATTTAAGACGTTAGGATCCCCAAAAGCTTCAATATCTTCAGGATCAGTTACTTCGAATAAATCAGTACCTTTGGATTTCTTCTGAGGGGTTATATCATCTTGATTGATCTCACGTAACATTTCTCTTTCATCATTAGAGATTGGTTCAACTAATATTAGTTTGCGGTCCATAATAGGGTCCTTTATATACTACTATTTACGAGCAATAAAAAAGGGGAATTACTTCCCCTGTCCTCTATATTCTTTCTTAGCTTTATTCCTACTAGTAGAAACATACTTAGTATGTTTACCATGTCCTTGTCTAGTCTTCTTAGGGATGGACTCAATATAGTCGCCCCCAAGAACACCTTTTACAATTCTAGCCATATTAAATTACCCTAGTCTTTTCATGTCCAACTCTAATACGTGGATCACACCAGATCTCAAATCCAGCTTCCATAGCATCTAAACAGAAGCTAACATCTTCACCACACATATCTTGAACAGCACCAGATTCAAATACTTGCATCTTAGGAGCAAACCAAGGATACTTCATTTCATCATGTTCAAATACACCCTTCTTAATCATAACCCAACCAAAGCCAGTATAATCAACTGTAAAGGGTTTACTACGCTTACTAATGCCATCAACCATCTCATGGTTCATAACACCACCATTATTCCTAAAGTCATCTTCATCTAACCAATGTGCAACTGAAGTAGTCTTACCATCTTCTGTTGCATACCATCCAGCAGCAATAGAGTTCTCTTTAGTTTCATCCCATGTTGTTTCACCATCTTCATTAGTAGAAACAACCTCTTCAGGAACAGCTAGATCGCATAGTTGCCAAAACTTATCACTAGTGAATACAATATCACTATCAATCCATAACTGATAATCATATTCCAGTTTACCATCCCATGGAAGTTGATCAGGACCTCTAAGAACGTTTGCACCCAAACACTTACAACGTGCAAAATTAACCATGGAACTATAATCCTGGCTAATCTGAATACTCATTTGGTTTTGAACTAAATCGAAACATAACTGTACGAAACTCTTCAAGAACTGATACGAAACGCCACGACCAGGAAGACAAAATACAATACCTTTACCCCGCATTCGTTGCTTGATCGCATCAATGTCCCATTGGGGTTCATCGCCCTTTTTTGGTTTGGGACTTGAAGCTTTAACCGTAAAACCTTTGGCCATTAATAATGTCCTCTCATTTCAATTGTAATTATAACTCAATATTTAGATCCTGTCAATAAAACCTTTATGTAGTATAAACCCTTCCGAGCTCCCGAGGTGGCTCCGAGAAACAACCGCCTCATAAGACTTAAGAATACTTAAATCTTAAGAATCCCCACTGAGAACCTTGGTAGTTAGTTTCTACCTAGAAGGGCATAAAGTATTAGTATACTTACTGAGAATCCAAGGGTTATACCATATAAGGTAAGGAAGTCGTATGCAAATTCTTGTAAGTTTATCATGTTTGTTTCCCTTTAATAAATTTATATCAAAGCAATTATGATAGCTCCAAATACTATCCAGAAAATAAACCTTAGAGGACCTGCGATTAATGCAGTGGGAAACAATCTTAAGAGAAGTCCTGAGAAGATAACTCTCCACATATTCCAATACCTTTTCTTTCTTGGAGTATATGAGTAACATTTCTCAAGATGTCGCTCATCGAACTTATGTTTCTGAGTTTTGTTGAATACGTCTGGGATAATTGGTGTCATAATCTGAATCTTTGTGAGTATTTTTAAGAGAGTTTTCCACAGGTATACAGGAGTTTTCCACAGGTTTATGTTAAATTGTGGAAAACTTTAGAGAAAATCAGTGTTTTTCTATAGCTCCTATAGAGGGGTAGTTAGGGTATCTGTGGAAAACTCTATAAGGCTTAAAAAAATCCCTCAGAAATTTTTCTAAGGGACTTAATAAAAACATCTAAAAACTTATGGGGGGTATTTGAAATTTTATGAATTTTTTTATATATCTCTAAGGGGTATATACTTTTGTAGGTTGCCCTAGACCGGTCTTTTTCGCATCACTTTCCCTTAAGGCATCACATATCAACCATTATACTGTCATTTCAGCATAACTGTCAAGTGAATTGTGACCTTATGTAACAGTGGGGAGGATCATAAGCCCTCCCTATCTGTCACAATCACTCACTATTAAGCTACGTTAAGAGTCTCACGGATAATATAACCATCAATAACTGCTAACAATTCATAACCGTTATTGCATGCCTTAAGTTTAGCATAGAGTTCCTGGACTGTCATGAGAGTGTATGTCTGTGTTTACTCTGTTATTATAAGGTATCTGTGAGGGGTTTGGGGGACTTCGTAGACACCTTATAGAGTGTCCTATACCCCTTGACATATACTGAGCACTGTGATATACTGTCGGCTTGGTTTTAGTTTGAGCAGAAACTATCACCTCTTAAGCATACCATAAGACCATGAGACTGTCAATAGGGGAATACACACCTATTGCAGATACTCATACTATGAGATATACAAATATTATCACAATCTCTTATACTAAGTTTTACTAAAATTTTACTAGTATAACTTGACAACTTACAATTCTTATGTTAAGTTGTCCAAGATCACTATAAGAATGAGGGTTTATAATAAGTATGAGGATAAGAATAAGGGTTTATACGCTATGAGGATTTAAACACTATAAGAACACATAAGAGCACATAAAATAGAGAAATGCCAACTATACTTTACTCACTATTATCACCCTAATAATACCATATCAATCATTATTCATTCCCTTATGTGATAACAATCCTTATCACTCTACAACACTCAATAACATTTATTATTACCTTATTAATTGATTTCTAATCATTATTGGTATCATATTATACCATTCTTCCTTATTACTTATGCCTTTCATTTACACAATCACTCATACACCTACTAACTAAAAGAATAAAATGCCTTACTCAAATAAAGAGAAGAGAAGAGAGTATGATAAAAAATATAGAGAGTTAAATAAAGAGAAGAAAAGAGACCAAA